CCGAAGCGCCATCGGGCGTTGATACGTAACGGGGATATTCTCGTAACTCGGCTGTGGTTGACCTTATTTGGTCTTTATAGGATAATCCCCTATAGGGGTTATTTGAGTGTCTCGACCATCACCGATCCTGGTGTGGCGATCCCGCGTATATTGTTCTTGGGTTTCGCTAAGTTTATACGAAAGTATTTCTTTCCGTTACTCGAGACGATGTATGATGAGGGGAGCCTTATCGGGGTCGACCCTGCATCATTGAAGCCCGTTCCCTTGTCCCTAACCACTACGGGATCCAACTCTGGTCCTTTGACCGAGTTCGCTGGATACACCGATGTCCCAGGACGTCACCGTACTAAGCGGATCGGCTCTGTGAGCAGTTTTGGGGCGCGGGGAGGTGCGGCGTGGGCTTGGTTATCCGGAGCGTGGGGGAATTCTTTGTGGAATTTCCTTAATGCAATGGAGAACCAGAACATGACGTTATCTTTCTGGCGAACAATTGAGTCCGAAGCGGAGTGCTTCCCGCAGAGTTCTGCGCGAGGTGCCCGTCAGGGTAAGATTGCGACCAAAGTGGAGCCAGCTGGGAAAGTGCGCGTGTTTGCAATCGTTGATTACTGGACGCAGTGTGCTCTTAAGCCGTTGCACGATTTTGTGTTTGAGGTGTTACGTTCTATTCCCCAGGATGGGACGTTTCACCAAGAGCGGCCCGTTCGCGAGCTTTTAAAAAAGGCTCCGAAGGGTGCGGTGTTTCATTCATTTGATCTCTCTGCAGCGACGGACAGATGTCCCGTTGCGCTCCAAGAGTTAGTGGTTGCCGTGATGTACGGCGTTACGTACGCAGCCGCGTGGCGTGAGTTGCTTGTCGGAAGACCTTATTTCGTGCCTAAAGCCCGAAAGGAGCCGGGGCGGCTCCCTAGGATCGTTAAGTACGCTGTAGGGCAACCGATGGGCGCTTACTCTTCATGGGCGGTATTTGCGCTTACGCATCATGCAATAGTGCAGTTTGCAGCTTATCTAAGTGGGCATAAGGGTTGGTTCAAGCTTTACGCTTTACTGGGAGACGACATCGTCATTGCTGACGTTGCCGTCGCAAACCGGTACAAGCGCTTATGTAAGTGGCTGGGTATGGGTATCGGTATTAGTAAGTCCATGGTGAATGACAATTTATCATGTGAGTTTGCTAAGAAAGTATTCGTGCAAGGCAAGGACTGTGCTGCTTTCCCGTGGAAGTTGTGGTCGGTCTCTCAGACTTCCCTGTCTGGGGGTATCGCTGCTCTTCAGCGGGTCAGTAGTATGGGACTGAGCCTAACAGCTGCCCAAGTAGCGCTAGCGTTTGGTGCTGGGATGCGTACCGTGGCTCGCGTGGGGGCACAATGGAAGAACATTCCATCTCGCCTACGCGCGTTCCTCGTTATCGCGTCTCATCCATCAGCTATGACGGTCTTGGCGCGTCCGACGTGGATTGACTGGTTGGCTACTAAGGGTCC